AGTTGTTTGAACAGGGAGGGGAGGCTGTGGGTGGGGGATTCCATGTCGGGCTCCTTCGTAATCTGATGCGCGGCGCGAAAAACTCGGGCTTTGATGCGCGATAAATGGACTTGAAAAGATTTTCGCATAGTGCAAAAGAATTGCATAAAAGAAGGCCCCTAGCGGGGCCTTCGTCGTTTCACCCTGACAATCGCCTGTTCGATACGCCCGGCTCCCATGTCGCCAGATCAGGATCTTGAGGACGGCCTTTGCAGTCGACGCCGTCATCGAGCATCGCCAGCGCTCGGGAGAACAGACGAAGCCCCATCGGGGCAAGTTCTCTGCGCCACAGCACCTGCGCCGTGTCATCCGAACGGATGTGGCACCAGTCTTGGACAAGTACCGGCCCGGTGTCCGCCCCGTCGTCCAGCCAGTAGACCGAGCCGCCCGTAATCGGCTCCCGCATGTGAATCGCCCAATGCACTGCGTCCCGACCTCGATGTCTTGGCAGCAATGAGGGGTGGTAGCCCAGCGCACCGTGTGTTGCCTTGGCGCGGGCCTCTTCCTTTATATAGACGTGGGCATGCGCGGTAAGGATGACGTCACAGGCTGGAACCTGGTCAGCGCTCAGGCGGCCTTGAGTGCAATCCGCCGGGACGCCCATTTGTTGCGCGACCGCGTAGAGCCTGTCGTGCTCCCCATCCGCGCCGAGGGCCGGGGCGATGGCGATCACCACCTGGTGCCCCTCGGCCAAGCAACGTTTCAAAAGCTCGGCCGCCAACCACTTCTGGCCGATGATCGCTACTCGCATGCGTTCTCCCCAAGATAACGAAAGCCCTGAACTGCCCGAAAGTGGCCGCCGAAACCGCTGCCGGCACTGGCGTGTCGACCGAGACGACGATTGCTCTCCTTGAGGCTTTCACGGCTCCGGGCATAGTTGCCACCAATCAGAGCGGCCGAAACCTGCGTCCACCGTTTGTCCCTACGGAGTGCCGCCGCAAGGCCTGGGTGGCTGGTATGGAACAGCGTGCGTAGCGGCCGGCCGTAGCGGTTGCTCCCCTTCAGCCACTGACTGCACAAGGTGTTGAGAAAACGCATCCCGACGCCGGCGCCTTGCCACTCCGGCATCACGACTAGGCGGCACGCCCGCGCCTCGATCAGCCCCGGCCGGGTTGAAAACGCGATGTGGGCCACCGGTTCGCCGTTGACCCAGCCGACGTAATGAGTAGATGCAACCATTGGCGGCAGCTTCAAATAATGATGCGGCTCAAACAGGGCATAGTCGCGCTGCTTAGCCTCGCGGATCTCAAGCTCAAAGCTTGGTCTTGGCCGAAGCCACCCCCGGTGGAATTCGCCGGTACCAGTGTCGTAAACCCAGTCAGGCTGTACCCAATCAAGGATGTCGTAGTGGCAAGACAGGAGAACCACCTGCCCGGACGTCCGGCGCCACGCCTTGGCGAAAGCGGCGGCGCCCACGCGGGCGATTTGCCGGTCTACCACCGAGCTGAACTCGTCGACGACGGCCATTCGCGGCGCTTCACAAACGAGCCGGGCCAAGTTCGCCCGGAACTGCTCGCCATTGGAAAGCACCGCGAACGGCCGGAGCCACGCCGGCACTGTTCCTAGCCCTACGGCCGACAACGCGCCGGTCACGTCATCGAATGACCCCATCGGGTCAATCGCATCAATGATCGGCAGGTTTTTCGGCCATCGCGGGCTGTAGAGCGCGCCAATGGCCTTGCCCAGCGTTGTTTTTCCCGAGCCTGACGGCCCAACCACGACGCCAATGTTCCACGGTAACCCCTCAATCGGCAGATCCGCCGCGACGTCGACGTCGCAGCCCGATTCCACGTTGAACAGAGATTTGACCCGAGCCGCACGGTAGCTGTTGAAGTCGGAGCAGCGGTGCGAAACCTGAACCTTCATACGCACACCACCCGGACTTTGTATCCGAGTGATTTGAGCTGCTGAAAGGCGCTCTGTTGCTCTGATTCATTAGGGCAAACCACGATGACGCCAAACTGTGGTTTGTACTTGAACCCGTTACGGCCGGGGGCTTTGCGTTGCTTTTCCATGACAGCCTCTATCATCGGCGCTCGGTGGCGCTTGAGAAGTGAGGCTCACGGCCTTCTGGTGATTGATGGCCCCGCAGCGGGGGCACTTAATCTGGACTTCGCTCGGCGGCAACATCTTCGCGAGCAATCTACGGCATTGACCACAACGGACTTCTTGCATCATCTGCAAACCTTTTGCACTTCTGGTAGGCTCCCGACCGCTCGCGCGAGCAAGGGGGCCTAGGCCGGTTCGCAGGCTACATCTGCCTACTGGCGGCCGGTTCAGGTGCTCGAACACCTGAATCGGTCGCCCTCTTTTATCTCACCCTGTACACATTTCGCCCACGGGCGGCAGCATCCACAAATGCTGCGGCGTTACCCGGCGCAGACTCTCACAGCGGTACCACGGTTCTCCCGCTTCGGCGGCCGACCAGGCGATTAGCTCCGAACAAAACCAAGCGTCACGTTCTTGCCAGTCACGGCGCAGTCCTAGGCCGAGAACGGCCGTCCAGTCGTAGGGTTTGCCAAGCTGGCTACGCGCCGCGCAGATGATCTTTTGGGGATTGCGGGCTGGCAGTTCAACAAGGGCGGTTTCTCTTGCCCGACCAATCGCGTCATCGAGCGTGACCTGGCGGACGCCATACAGCGGCGCCGCTTCGATCACCACACCGCCGGCAACTAAAGCGACGTGACTCCAACGCGACCATGTGGCCGCACGGATCACCGCGCCCATAGGGCTATTCGAACTGCTGAACAACAAACGTACGGCGCTCATCATCAACCCTTCGCGTTGCCAACGCCGGTAACCGCCGCCTGGATTGCCTTGATGGCTTCATCGGCGATCTGCTTGGCCTCATCGATTGCGCCCGCCGCTAGTTTTGCTTTGATCAGCTCTTTCGCCTCAAGGCGCCGTTCGCGGATCTGGTACAGCACCTCCGCGTATTGGGCCGCCTCGGTCAAAATGCTGTCGGCGGCTTCTTGAGGTGTCCGCCCCGTGATCGCCCAAGCGGCAACGGTACGCGGCACGGCGTCCGCAGGGTATCCGGCATCTTTGAAGGCTTGAGCCTCGCCCGCTGCCCGCTCGTATTCGACCGCCCTGAGTGGATCACCTGCTACGGTCTGCCGCGCCTGGTCAGCGTAGTTATCGATCCTTGCGCACAAGTCAGCGGCGGTCGGTACCGGCTCGCCGTCATGCTCCCACTGGCCTTTCCATTCGCCGGTTTCCCTGATCCGCGTTCCCTTGAATCGCGGGTTCCAGCAGGGCTGAGGCAATGGCGCCGCCGTCCAGTGAGCGGCTTCGGCTGGCGCGTCTGCGGCGTAGAGAAACCGGCCATTTTGATCAATGACAAAAATCATGTTGCCCCCTTAAACCGCTTGTACACAGAAACTCAGTTGGCATTCGAATCCGCCCGCGCCGGCCGTTGACCCGGTTGCGTAGTCCAAGACAACCTCGCCGGTTGCCTCCACCCGCCATGACAACCAACCAAGCGCAAATGGGCTGGAGGTTGCCCAGTCTCCCGTTCCGCACATCCTGATGAGGGGACGAAAGCCTGGCGGAAGCGTGAACATCACTATTGCTCCGGCGCCATTGCTGACCCAGCGTGACGCGTCGATAGTGACGTACACGTTGCCGTTGGCTTTCCAGAACCGTGAGACGTTCCTGTCTGCGAAGCCGTTGATGAACGCTGGCACTTGAATGTTTGCAGCGGAAAAGTTCGCGAAGGCGTTGCTGACTACCCAATTGGTCTGGCTCTGGGTATAGCTATCGACGATCCCGTAACCGGCCAACGAATTGGGCTTGCCCGAAGTGATCTTGCTCCAGTCCAGCCCCGGAATATCGGCAGCGGCAAGGCCCCCGCCGCTGGTAGCAAGGCCTTTGGCGTTGATTGCAATTTTGGTGTACGTGCCGGCCGCTATGCCGCTGTCGGCCAACGTCAGGGCGAGGTTTGCGTTGGCGCTGCCGTCGAACGATGCGCTGCCGCTCGCCGCTCCTGAAGTCGAAATCGTGCGGGGCGTTTCGAGCTTCTTGGCGGCTACAGCTGTGCCATTGATGCCAAGCGCATCGGTAATGCCGTACCCGGCAAGCGTGGTGGGCTTGCCGGAGACGATTTTTCCCCAATCCAAACCGGGAATATCGGAGGCGGCCAAGGCGCCGCCGCCCGTCACCAGCCCCTTAAGGCTGACGGTAACTTTCTGGTAAGTGCCCGCCGCAACGCCGCTGTCGGCAAGGGTTAACGAAATATTCGCGTCCGCGCTGCCATCAAAGGTGGCGCTGCCCGTTGCGGCCCCGCTAACGGATAACTTTCTCGCTGCGGCAAGTTTGGTGGCTTTGAATGCGGCTATCGAGCCGTCGACCAGCCCTTCAAATTTTGCCTTTAGCCATACGGTGCGGCTAGCGAGTGCCCTTGCGGCCTTGTTGGCAATGCCGTCGGGGCCGCCCAACACTGGGTCTGGCGTCTCGATCTGATAAACGCCATCCGCCCACTCTGGCGGTTCAGGTAGGTTTGCCATCAGTTACTGCTCCCGTGGTTGTATTGACCGTCGTAGTTCGCCAAGCCGTTGTAGCGCAGTGGCACAGCCTGATAGTCGAGGGCGACCAATCGGCAACGCGCAGGGGCGACGGTGAGAAGAAGCCGGCGCAACATGGCCGCCTGTTCGTTGGTAATGACCCGCTCCAGAAGCGCAACTCGGTAGAGCGACCAGACGGGGGCGCTGCCTTCGGTTGGGCTGACGCCTTCGTCGATGCGAATTTCCCCGAAGCCCAACAGCCGGAAGACTTCGCGTATCGCCCACGGCGTTCCCTTAAAGCGGTGCAGCTGCGCGGAGCCTTTGATGAGGCTTCGTTTTGCGTCATCTGATTCCGCGAGTAGCCAGGCCACTTCGTCCATGAGGGAAAACTGATCGGCAAGGTGCGGCAGAATCGCCGGCTTCATCAGGTCGACCAGGTAAACCAGCATCGTGTTGATATCGATCCCGTCCAGCGCCTCCTGAAGCAAATTGCAAAGGGTCGCAAAGCGCTCATCGCTGGCCAGCGCCGGTGGCAACTCTTGATCAGCCATTTGCCACCCCCGCATCCACGAGCAGGATCGAGGAGCAATTTGCCCACTCGTTGGTTTCCAGCACGCGCAAGGCGTTAGGGAGTTCAAGATCCGCCCTGTAAACGCCGTTCACCTGCAGCAATGCCGTCAGTTGTTCCTGTACCAGATCCCGGCCAAGCCCGGCGCGCCGATCTTGCGTGTAGGCGTAGGCGGCTGCATTGGCGGCAGCCATAGCGCCGGCCCGGTCAGCTTCCGCATAAAAGGTGATTCGCGCCTTGATTTGATAGCTGACCTCAAGCGGCGAATTAGCGTGCACCGTGTCACACAAGGGGCGCAGTTTCTCGCCGCTGATTTGAGTTCTGACGCGCTCCAGCAACTCGGCGGATGGCAGGCCTGTGTTTGTCAGGGGGAATAGCGCTACATGGCCGTCCGGCTGGCCTTCATCGGGGCCGTGTACCGCGACGTCGGTAATCGACTGGTGAACCGCCAGCGCGTGGTAACGGTAAGCGCCTCTGCTGCCGGCATTACTGAACGCTTCGGGCGCGAGAATGATTCGCTCGCGGTAGCGGTCGTCTTCTTCATCCTCGGCGCCGTCAGCGGTTGTGGTGATGTTGGCGGCCGACATGCCGGCGGCTGGCGAGCTGGTAATGATGCTGATCTGGCCGGCGGCCCAGCCGTTGCCCAGCACGCCCGCCGTCAAGCATGTCGAGGTCGCGCTGATCGTGGTTTGGCCGGCCGGAATGACGGCGTCTTGGTCGGTCAGAAACGTGAGTTTGCCGTCTTGTGTGCTGACTTTCGTGCCGGCCCGAATCAGCAGCGGCTGCGCCGCCGCTGCCGGCACGCTAAAGCGCAACATGCACCGCGCGGGAACTGCCAGCAGCCTCGGGGTAGCGACCAGTTCGCCCAGGTAATCCAGAATGGGGCCTTTCGCATACCGCACTAATAGCTGCTGGCCGCCGTTCTGAACGGCCGCCTCTAGCCGGGTGACCGCGTACGCTATCTGGTCAATGAAGAGCCGTTCGACCTGCGCCGGGTACAACGTTTTCCCAGACTTTTCCTCATAGCGGGCGATCAGCGCGGCCTCAGTCGCCGCAGGGTTAACGTCCACAAAAATCGGTTTAGGCAGTTCGCGCATAGGGCACCTCAGTTAACTGGGGGACGCCGTCAGCAACCCGCCACTGCACCCGCAACGTGATCCGAGGGGCGTCGATGTTCACCTCGACCTTCACGACCGAGACGCGGGTTTCCCAGCGGCGGATCGCGTCAACCGCTTCGCGAACCAAATGCGGAGTCACCCTGTTTTCGGGCCAATCGAGATAAAGGTGGAGATCGCTGCCGAACTCCGGCCGGTGCGGGTCACTGCCCTTGGGCGTAGACAGCACGATATGGATCGCCTGATCGATATCGCGCAGGCCTTCGACAACCTCTCCCGGAGTGCCGAGGGCGGGCTGCCAATGGGCGGCGGTGATGCTGGTGTAGGGAATGGGCGTCGT